TCTCTCTTTCGACTTGTCTCTTTCCGGGTGTCGTGGTCGTCCCATCTTCTCCCTCCCTTCGTTTGTTTCTCCATTTGCTCTCTGTTCTTTTTCTGTAAACGCAAAAATACTAGGTTCTAAAAAATTCTTTTAAAACCTGGTATCATATGCTTTACTATTTATTTTAACAGTTAAAACGTGCAACTATGGGCAGTTTTATCTTGCTTCTTTTTCTATATAGTTCATAATTGTTTCGTTGTTTTGAAACGCTTTTTTTAGGCTTTGCAGTGCCGTATTCCTTATATTTTTACACTGTCTTGTACTGTAATGATTTAGGTATGCTACTTTTGTCCATCGTAAATCATTTATGTACTTATCTATTAAGATCGCCTTTTGTTTATACGGTAATTGTGATACTTCCCTTAATATCTCAATCTTTAATCTTTTGTATTCTTCGGTACGTTCTTCATACCGTCGTTGTTCTTCCTCTGATTCTTCCAGCTTTTCCGCTATGCTATTTAACGTTTTAATATTCCCGTCAATTTCACAATAGCTTTCTAAAACCTTCCTTACTTCTTCTACCTTTATTTTCAGCTCCATTATGCCCTCGCTTTTCTACTGCTGCCATCGTTCGCCGTTACGCTCCGCCTGCTTTAATTTGTTTAACTGCTTCTCTTATTGTCTTTTCTTCTACTCCCATATCTCCGGCAATTTCTTTTATTGTCCACTTTGCTTTTCTTAATGCCTTTACTTTGTCCAAATCTAGTAGTTTGTTATTCTTCCCGTAAAGCGGTTTCTTTTCTTCTGGTAAACAATAAACTGTATTTGCATCCGGTATTCTGTTTTCATAGGTCTTTATAAGATTGTTCATTGCTTCGATTGCTTCTTCTCTTTTCTTATACGTTGCAATGTCTTTTAATAAGTTTCCCGTGTCTGCTACAATAACGTAATGTTTCTGTGGCTTGGTTCTTAGATCTATCATAATCCCTGTTAATTTCTCTAAGTTCCAAATCTTTCCCTTTGTTTGGCTTACAATCAGCATATATTCACTTCCTTAATACTTTCTTAAAAACCTGTTTAAAAAGTTCTTTTTCCAGTCTGTCCGTTTTGTTTCTTCACTTTTCGCTTCGATCTCTTTTTTAAGTGTCCCGTTTTCGGCTGTCAATGTCCCTATTTTGGCGCCTTCTGTCCCGCTTATTTTTTCCAATGTTTCACTAAACCTCCATGTTTCTTTATAATTTCCTCTACTTCTTCAACTGGCACAAATGCGTAAATTGTTTCTGTTGGGTATTCTCCATTCTCTGCATACATCAACAATAAGCTTTCTGTCTCGCTTATTCGTCCAATTTCTACGTGTGTATATTCTTTCAAATCGTCCTGCTTCGGTTCGCAGTAGTGTGTTCTACTCGCTTGTACACTCATTGTAAAGCCATCTTTACACGTTAATAGTTGTCTGAATCTTCTCCCGCTTGTTGCTTTTAAAAATTCTGTGATCTCCATTGCTTGCCCCTTTCTGCCCGCCACGGTGCCGCACTGCGGCGGACCTTTGTTTTTTGGTTTCTTTGCGTTTTCCTGGATACTTTGTTTTTTTGTTCGTGTGTGGTATATAAATATCCTTCTTCTGTATTACGTCAAGCGGCTTTTTCTGCTGCCTAAGGAATAACGCTCGTTATCCCTAATGTGTATGTATACAAATTAATTAATCAATTCTTTTCGTTGCTATTTTTTAAATACTTAATTTTAAGGAGAGTATATTTCATATGGTTTCGAATTTTATTATCTATGCCAGTCTGTTGTTGTTTTTAGGCAGCAGAAAAAGCCGCTTGAATATTTATAACTGATATGTTTCGTTTTTCATTTCTTCAATGTTCCTTATGATCGGAATAATTCCCACAATGTCGTATGTTTCTTCGTTTCTTACAACGACGATCACACTTTCTTCTTGTTTTCCTTTTTTCTCTATTATCTTTCGTTTAATCTCGTATTGTGCTTTCTTACCGAATTTCTTAATCGTCTTGTTCCATATCCACCACTTTTCTTTTTTATAATTAATTACGGCGTTTGCCGTCTCTCTTTCTAGTGTGATCGCTTCATTTAGGACTTTCACACCCTCGCTATCTTCCATTTCGTAGCGGTCAAAACTTTCTTTGTCCGCTACGTCGTTAAATTTATCTGGATTCAATAACAAATCTTCATCATTCACATATACGCCATAAATGCCGTCCGTTATGAGTGCGTATCCTTCATACTTCGTCACTTTGAAAAGCTCTCTTTTCTTGATTGCATCTATTTGTATATCTCTCTGTATTTTCATCATTCACACTTCCTTTATTTTTCAAATGCGCGTACAACCTGTTTTATTATTGCCAGGAATAATCGTATTAAACATATCGTTAGACTTGCGAATATTGTCCCCATTGCGACTATGATCGTTATTAGTGTCACGCCTACCATGCTCCTTCTGTGTCTTTCAGTCCTAAGATGCAATATCCTTCTTTTAGTCCTGCATAACCTTTTGTCACATAGCTTATTTCTTTTTCTGTCTCTCTTCCTGTTGGCTCTCCGTCTACCATTTCTCTAAATAGAATAATTTGTCCTATCTTGTAATCTCTATCATTTTTTAATAGTTCAAACGGTTTTACGCCGTCCCTTACGTCTTCAAATACACTCCCGGCGATCTTAATCTTATGTCTTGTATCTAATTCGCTTTGTTCCGGTTCTGCTGCCTTGTTCGTCTGTAGGATCTCTACCGTTTCGTTATTCTGTTCATTCTTTCCATAGTTTGCTTTTTCAAAATTGATCATATCTAAAAGCGTTGCTGCTGCTTTCTTCCATGTCATTTCTGCGATCATATGAAACTCTTCATCGTTGATCTGTATTTTTTCTTTTGTTGCTTCGTACCATCCTTCGAACCCGTTTGATCCGTCCAGTGTTCCGCCATTGTTATTCATTCCCCAGTAATACGTCATAAAGTTTTCTAACGCTTCTTCTGTTGCTTCGATGATCTCCGGCGATCTCTCTATCTTTTTTTGTACCTTTTCCGCAAACGCCTCTAATGCACTGTGTAAATCTTGCATTGATCCTTCTGCTTTTGTTTCTTCTTCGTCTTGTTCGTATTCTTCCTGTTCCTGGTAATCATCTTCCTGCAGATTTTCTTCCGTTTGTTCTTCTGCTGCCTCTGATCCGTTTGCTTCTCCATGTTCTCCAGGTTCTTCAAATTCAAGATTTTGCTGCCCTGGAATCTGCCGGCGTTCTTTTTCTTGTCTCTTTAACTCTCTTACGTCCTGCAATGTCAGTTCGTTTTCCCATCGTAACGTATCAAGTGCCGCCCTTTGCCATTGCTCTGGTAATGTGCTTACTTCATACAGCACGTTAAATGGTGCTTTGTCCTGTTTTAGTGCTTCTATTAATTCTGGTATCAAATTATTGTACGTTGCTTTGTAACGTCCTAACTGCGTTTCTGATACTCCTACAAGCTCTGATAAGATCGCTCTTGTTTTCCCTGGTAAATTTAGCTTTTCTTTTAGCTCTTTTGCCATTTCTTCTGTCTCTAACGCTTCGTTCATTCGCTCCCAGTCTGTCTTATCTCGGAATCTGTTCGCCATAATTAGCGCTACCTTGTCTTCTAGTGTCTTTTCTTTTAGTACACACGGTACTTTTCTAAATCGTTCTTTTCCCTCTTTTAAGAGTTCTAGCACTGCCAGGCGTCTGTTATGCCCGGCAAGTACCAAATATTTCCCTTCCTGGTCTTCTAATTCCTTTACAAGTAAAGGCTGTAAGATTCCCGCATATTCGATTGATGCTTTTAGTTTTGTGTCAACATGGTAAAAATTATCTTTGGATTCTACCAGGTCTTCTACGTCTATCATTATCATTTTTTCGTTTGTCAATTCGTCCTCTTTCTGCGTCGTTTCGTCAGCTTCTTTCTTCGATCTCTCGCTTAACATCTGCATAAGATTGAATTTTTCCGCCATCTTCTACTCCCCCTTTGTCTTGCTTATGTATTCTTCTACCAGTTTCTTATAGTCGATCGCTGCCCCACATCGGTTAGAGTATTCAAGAATTGGCTTTCTTGCGAACGTAGACGGCTTCATTTTTGGTGTTCTTCTAATGTGGGTAGAAAATACCGGATATTCTAATGTGTTTAAAAATTCCTCGCCCTGCACGTCTGCTTCGTTCTGTCTGTCGTACTGTGTTATAAAACATCCCGCAAAATTCAGTGACGGGTTTAGATCCTCTTTTGTATTGTTGATCTGTTCTTTCAGTTCTTCCAGTCCGTCTAGTGCAAAATCATCAATTGTGATCGGAATCATAACATCATCCGACGCCACAAGGGCGTTGATCGTGCTTATATTAATGTCCGGTGCGTTGTCAATAACGCAATAATCGTATTTACTGCTTATCTGGTCTAGCGCTTTCTTGATCCGTATCTGCTGTGGTCTTTGCTGATCTAACATAACCTCCAGGTTTGCACTAAGCAAATTCATGTTTGCCGTAACAATATCTAAGTTCGTGTAGTCCGTTTCCTGGATGATCTGTTCCATGTCGATATGTCTTTTTGTCATAATCTCGGCGATTCCCGGCTTTTTGTAGCTGTGTCGGTTCATGATCTTACTTGCATTCCCTTGCTTGTCGTTGTCGATTAATAACACTTTGTAACCGTGTACTGCTGCCATGACGTGCGCCATATTTACGCTGGATATTGTTTTTGCAACTCCGCCTTTTAAATTAATAATTGATAATGTTTTCATTTTTTCTTATCCTCCGGTTGTTTGTATCTGTTTCTTTTTTTGCTAGTTCTCTTTTTCTTTCTTGCGCTCGTTTATCTTTTTAACAATTTTATTCATTGTTTTTAGTTGTTCCTGCATCACATTAACTGTCTTGTACTCTCTTTTTATTACGATCTTGCCCGTATAGTGTTTCTTTGCCATTTATACGCCTATCTTCTCAATGCTCATGTACTCGTCAATTTCTTTTATCGCTGCATCTGCTCCATAGCATACGATCGTTTTAAACCCTTGTTTCTTTAATTCTTCTAGCCAGAAACGTTGGCTTTGTGTCGTTTTGTTCTCTCCGTACTTCATTTCTATGTATAAGCCATGGAAGCCCTGGCGCGGTACCGGAAGAAACAAATCCGGTACACCTGCCTTTACACCTTGTGCCTTTAGTCTTGCAGCTTCTTTTTTATCTCTGCGCCCTCCGTTCGGGATGTGATGCAATAACTTTAACTCCGGGTACCTCATTTCGTTGTATCTGCAATAATTCACTACCCGTTCTTGTTCTGTTGCTTCGCTTCTCTTTCTGTTCATGTATGCGTATCTCATTCGGCTGTTTCCTTCCCGTCTGCTTCCGCAGCCTTGACAGTTTTACCGTTGCCAGTTTCCAGTTCTACATAAGCGGACCGGAAGCCCATGCCGTAGCTGCTATTCGTGCGCGGGTTGCCCAGATACAGCGACGCAACGCCACCGTAGCTGGTGCTGTAGAAGCTCGAACCACGATACGCTATTGCTTCGGTTAACTCTGTATCAATCCAAATATAAGCGTCTTCGTTTTTGTAATCGTCTGGAACAATCCCGATTTCTCTAAGTTTTTCTCCTACTGCTGCCATGACGCTTTTCTTGATCTTTAAATCTTTATAAGCTATTCCATTCCATCCGGTGTGCTTTGTTCCTTTTCTGATCGTGATCTTATTTTTTTCGTTGTTGACAGAAAAGCAAATCTTCTTGCCGTCTACTGTGATCGGCTCCCATTTCATACTATCTTCGCCAGCATCACAAACTGCTGCGTCGTTGTTTTCGATATACTGAATCTCTCCGTTTTGCAATCTTAATCCTGTAACCATTTCCCAAACGTTCCCGCAAAGATCTGCCACGCCGTCAAGTGTGTGATCGTGATACCAGGTAGCGGGTCCTGTTCCTGTTAATGTTGCACCGCTTCCGTTTACATTGATCCCGCTTTCATTTGTATTTTTTTCATAATATCCATAGTTTGTATTACCGTGTGGGATCGTGCCGTTTTTCACACTCTCGTTATATAAGTGCATCCATTCCGTATTCGTCAGCATGTGCCAACCTTCGCCCTTGTCTCTGCATTTCTTCTCTGCATTTTTGAAACTTATACAGCGCATCGGATCACACCCCGGAAGCGAACACGGTACGCCGTTCTTGTCTGCGTTTAAATACTTTGAAATGTATACCGCCTTTGCGATCTTGCCGCCAATCTTGAACATTGGCTCCGGGTTCTCTTTGTTAGGCGTGAATTTTACCATATAGTTTTCGTTTCCGTATCTGTCTCCTACAATCACATTTTCATGCTTCATTTTGTTTCCTCCTGGTTTGTATCTGTTTCTTTGTTTTCTTGTTCTTCGTCTTCGGATTCTTCTTTATCTGCTTCTTTCTGCTTTCTCCATCCGTTGTTATCTGCTGCCAGTTTTACGATCTTTATTAATTTCTGTGATTCTCTCGGCGTCATTTGCCCGCATCCTTGGAAGTAATAAATCATTAAAGCGATCTGTTGTTCAAACAATCTGAAATGTTCGGCTTTCTTTTCCTTGTCTATTCGTATTTGTTCAATGCTTGCCTTAATCGTTATAATTGAATTAATTATGATCGTTTCGGATACGATCTTGCTAGATACGGCACTGTACATGATCGCCAAAATTACGATTCTCGCCATAGCCAAAATCCATAAAACCTCAATCGTAAATCTTACGGCGTTGATCGCGTAGCGCTTTAATTTGCTTATGTAATAATAATATTTTCGTTTTTTCTTTCTTCTCATTTTCCCTCCTCTTATTTTTTCAAATATGGAAATACAAACATTTCTGTTGTTCCGATAGCTTCCGTTAATCTTTTCATTGCTTCGTTTGTTTCTTCCACTGTTTCATATTTTTCAAGATTGCATGTTTCACCTCCAGCAAAATCCGCCTTAATTGATCCCATAGGACCTATGTAAATTTGTGTTACATGTTTTAAATTCACTATTTGTTTTCTGTTCCTACTTGCTATATACATGTCTTTTTTCTCCTTTGTCCTCTAATACCACACTAGCATATATTCATTGTGCATATATTCAACTCCGTAT